TACTTTACTACCTTGTGTATAATATGCAATTAATACATCCGAAACTATTGACATTTAATCCTCAATTATCCGCACTTGCCATCCATCTTTTGACGGCTTGTTATTTCTAATAGTATTATACAGTTTAGGCAGGTATGCTGTTATGATGTCGGATACAATACTCATACTACTATTATAGCAGAGTATTGTAGTTTGTCAATCAGTTTCTGACAAGTATTTTTGTGATTGTGTCTGCAGGGTCTGCATCTGTTTTAAAGCGTAAGAAACTAAACACTCCGTTAAAGTTAACAGGAACCGGAGTAATTTCTGTGCCAACAAAGGATAATGTTGCTATGTCAGCCCACTGTGTGCTTTCTGTAACTTGATTATCTAGTGTAGCTTGTACAACTACATCGCCGGTGTATTCATTAGTATACACTGCTGCGGTATGAAGTGCTTCGTTACCATTAATAGCAGGTTGAGCATTAACTGTTTCGCTGTACCATGTTTCAACTCCGACTGCTTCTTTTTCAAAGGCAGTAACTGAATAGGATACTAACGGTCCTGGGAATGTCCTTGCATTAACATAAATGACAGCATCATTGCCAAAGTTAGGCTGTGAGTACGTAAGTACTTTGTCACCATCTGTTTCTACTAGATAGATATTATAGCTTAGGTATTGCTGTTTAATATTTAATAATTCATTTTCTGTAATTGTAACATTAAACTTGCCTCTAGTAACAGTTGATCCGTCATCTAGTATCGTAGCATCCTTTTCTAACACCATATTATTATTTTCGTCAAACGCTACAAACTTCGGAGTGTAGCTAGTGATATCAACTGGCTTTTGATCTGCGTTTAACAGTCTAAAATCTAAGACATTATCAATGCCTTTATATACTTGTAGTTGTTTGCTATACACAGGTCTATACTCCGTAATGAATCCAGTCATATCTGCTATGACTGTGGTTGTGTTGTTGACTAAATATCTAGGTACTAATTGCATACTAATATTTATCGGAATCGCATGTTAACAAAAGATATACAAGAAAATTTCCCCTTCCTTAGCGTAGTAACATACGGTAGTAACGAATACATCGGCATTATTATCAATCAAGATATTACAGTAACTAGTATGTATATCTACACTAATATTAAAACAGAAGCTGAACAGCGACTATTTTTAGAACTTGGCGATGCTTGGTGGTGGGAATCAAATAGACTAATCCCCATTAACATATTTCTTAGAAATGAAATAGAAATGTTTAGATATTGTATAATAACAATGAATAGTAAAGATGTTAAAGTAACCATAGGGCCATGTGTTAATTTAAGTAATTTATCTATCAAACGCATTAAACGCAAAAGCGTTCAACTAGTTCGTAAACCTAAGTAGAAAACTGCTCACATAGCAAGTTCATGTGTACAACACAAGCTGCTGCGTAGGCAATACCGTGGGCCTTCTTAAAGTAATACTCACCGTTGGTTGGCTTAGTCCAAACTTCCTGCATTATCTTCCCCCAGCTTTCGTTCGCTAGATGTCTCTTGGCCGGACGAATGATCGCTAGTGTCGCTGCCAATTGACTGACCGATGTAGGTTTCAATTGCGTTAATAGTGCGCTGTGCCCGTTCAGATGAAAGACTTTTTCGCTGAAGTCCTCGTGCTCCAATAGTTGCCATAGTGGTTCCTTCTCCATTAATTCTGTTAAATGTGTTTCGTCTCTAACATCTTTATAGATGCTGACGTTTAGAAAGTCTAGTTTAAAGTAGCCACGTTCTTCAGCAGTCTTGTAGTCAACGGTGGCTAAGTTGTCTACAGGGTTGTGTGGAATTTCAGTTGCATAGACTCCTGTGTTATGCTTCTTGTCTGAGTCAAGTTTAGCAACACGGTGCTTGAGTTGTGCAAGCACAATTGTTCTGTCAGCAAAGTCTATGTCAATATCCACTTATGAAGATGCCTTTTCAAATTTGCGGGCTTTCTTAGTAGCCATGTTCCATTTAAGTGCGCTTGCACGATCTTTAAATGTAATACCTAACAAGTGATCCATTTCGTGCAGATAACACTTGGCACTGTAGCCGCTAATCTTTACTGCGCATTCTTTTAGATTTTCATCCCAGTATTGTGCAAGTATTTCCTTAGGGCGTTTAATCTTAACAAACACGTTTGGAAAACTTAAACATCCTTCAACATCATCTTGCGTATCTTCAGTATACTGTAGTACTGTAGGATTAATACACATAGTTGAATTTTCAGCACTGTCTCCCATAACAAATACTTTTGCATCTAGACCAATTTGATTAGCACTAAGTCCAATACCATTGTTTGCAATCATAAACTCAACCATTTCTTTTTTGAGTTCTACAGGATCAAACCCTGGATTTTCTAAGTCAACAGTTTTAACTTCACGTGCTAAAATTTCATTTGGATATTTAATTAAGTTCATAGTTTACTTTCCTTTGCAACATCTTTAACAAGTTGTACGTCTGATGTTTGTCGTTTAAATCTTACAGCCCAATGTGCAGGATCTACAATATGATAGATCATAGCCAATTGTTCATCGTTAAATTTACTTAGCATGTCTTTTCCGCTCTTACAGTTAAGTATGAGCCACGGACTAATCTTGCCATCTTTAATATGCCATACTGCTCTGTTAGGTGAAGCATATAAGAAGTAATGATTCCATACGCTGTTATTTTCTTGTGCCCACTCTAGCATAGTTTCAACACTACGTTCTAGCGCAGTCTCGACACCTTCTTTTTTAATAAGATCAGTTGCATATGTTTCATACATTTCTTCTTTGCACCAGTGATCTAATTTGACTCCACTAGTTACAACATAGTTGACATATTTCTCAGGATACAGCGGCTTTACATTTGATACAAAGCTGCCAAACTTTACAAATGCATTATAGTAACTGCTTTTACAAAACTCTTCATATGTTTTGTCCTTCTTAGAGCCTGCACTTAGTTTATAAAATTGATTAAATGCATAAAATCCTAAACGTACACTGCGCTCATCCTTTTGCAACGCCCTACGTTTCTTTTCACATACGTGAGCCATAAGTGTGCTCTCGCGGACGTATCCACTTCCGCAATATTCACACACATATGGTTTAGAGTTTAGTTGCAATGTCGTGCTCTTCTGCAAGTTGTTTAAGTTCTTTTTTTGTAGATATTCTAGCAAGTAATTCAACCTCATCGTTCTTTAGGTTAGGATAAATTTGTTCTAACAATTTAATTGCAGCACCTGTGCTACCGTCGCGCTTCTTGAAGCCAACCCAAGGATGATATTCTGCCTTTCCAGTGTTGCCACTCATACAAAGCAATTGCCACATTAACTTTTGATGTCCTTTGTCTTTGCCTACACCAATGTCATTAAAATACTTATTATAGTTTTCATTAGTCTTAAACACAGCAAGCTCTTGTGCTTCTCTATTACCTTGTACAGCACTTACATATCTGTTTAACAACCAGAAACTAATTTGTTTCTTATGATCATCTTCTAGATCATTCCAGATACTACGGTTACCGTTATCAATCCATGACAGGATTTCTTTTATTTCAAGTTTATCGCTCATGTTTATATTGTACACTACTCATTTAGATTTGTCAAATTCTTTTACTGTGTAATAAGTTACTACCAACTTATCTAATAGTTTTTTTATAGTTGGATATGTTAGGCTTAGTTCGCACAGCTCTTGCCATTCTTGATAACATAATAGATCGCCCTGTTCTCTTGCAACGCCAGCAGGGTCTCCGCCGATGATCCAACGTGGGATTTTATTATGAGGAGCATCTCGATAACGAGCGTACACAACGTTGTCGTTCCGCTCATATATCAATGCTTCACCAGGGATCATCTTAGCCATTTAATGTTCCTTACATCAATAACCCATATTCTATTACTTCGCATTGCCTGCTAATATCTTTAACAAAAAATGCACACAACGGATTTTTTCCTTCTTTAATTGGAACACTTAGTAGTTGTCCATTTTTCATTTTAGGAAAATACCATTTAACATCTGTATAGAAATTTACAATTTTAATTTCTGCAAAGTCTGTCTTAAAGCTTTTTAGAGGATTAAACAAGAATGCTTCAAACCCTCTATCGTTAATACTTGTTAATGGTAGCACTTCTAAATCCATACCGCTTTCACTACACCCTACAGCAATACTCCAATCAACCGGCATAGTAACTTCATGGCCGCCTATATCTAATACCATTGCAGGTGCGTTAAAGCTTTCTAGAAAAATAAGCGGAACATAAAAGAAGTCAGGATTTTTAGGATCACTATTATCTAATACACTGAAGCGTACATCGTCTTCAATTTGTTCCGGCAAGTCGTCTAAATTAAAGCACTCGTTGTCTAACGTTAATATTCTCATAATTTAATTCCAGTCCACTTTCTCAATTGTATAAGGATATTCAGCTTCGGCGTAAAATTTCTTACGCTGAGTTAAGTGTCGCTTCGCAAACTTGCATGTCGATGTCAAGTCCCATATTTGTACGAAGTCTTTGTCTTTTGCCTTTCTTACGCCCCGACCAATGCTTTGAATAACACGAACAAAAGACTTACCAGGTTCAAGAAGAACAAGATTAAAGATCCGCGGTATATTAAGTCCAACAGCGGCGACCCCGTAGGTTGCGATAATGACCTCATTAGTCCCTTCACGAATCGTGTCATAAGTTTCTTTCCTGTCTTTTACTTTAACAGCACCGCTAATAAATGTGCTGTTGGGAATTAGTTTAGCAAGTTCTTGACCTGCACTAATTCTGTCTACAAGTATAAGCGTGTTGCCTGTTTGCGACACAGTGTTCATCATCTTGCCAATGTATTCAATTCTTGCTTGATTTGACGTTAGGTACTTTAATTCTTCTTGATAATTGCTGTGTGCTACAGTATCAATTAGTTGTACTACGTTAACATGACATTGTGATAGTACACCCTTGTCTTGCAATGACTTTGCACTAATACTACCGATCACTGGACCTAAGCTTGCATGAATGCTTTCAAACTCAAACTTTTCTCTAGGCACTGTACCAGTTAGACCCCAGCGGATGGGGGCATTACGTAGGTTTCGAGTAAGCAAGTTTTTAAGAACCTCTGCTTTCGCGATGTGTACTTCGTCAACAATAACAGTGCTTACACCATCTAAGAACTCTGCAAGTGATAACACTGCGCTTCCGTCCTTGTGCTTTTTGTCTAGAATGTTCAAGCTCTGCCAAGTGCATATTGTGTGAGTCTTACCTAGTTGCTTTCTGTCTCCAAAATACACCCCTACGTCTAATCCACAGTTGATATAGTCTTCTTCAGTTTGCTCTACTAGGCTCTTGTTAGGCACAATTACAAGACTACGTCCATAGGGCTCAGTTATATGTGATAGTGTTGCTGTAGTAATTGTCTTACCTGCACCAGTAGCAATCTGTTGCAAGCTCTGTGGATTGTTAAGGAAGTTATTAATTGCTTCTACTTGATAGTCGCGAAGGATAATATCTTCACCTTCTGCAGGGTGACCTTTGGGCCAAACAACCCCTTGTTCCTTCCAGTAGTCTTCAGTTACAGGTACAAAGTTTATATTAATTGGATGCCTATTGTCTTGTATGTCTACAATTTGTACATTATTTTTAGATAGCACTTCTTGTACTACATCAAGGTGATTAACATAACCGCTGCCGCCGATACCAAAGAATGCAACCTTACCATCCCATCGGCCTAGTTTATACTGCGGCATGTGCTTTGCATAAGGAACTTCAAACTTTAGTGCGTTTGCAATCTTTCGTCGCACATCAACATCAAGGCCTTCTATTTTAAAGTTTACTTCGTCTTCGATTATTAATTTGCAGCTGGCCACCAATGTCTCCTAAATGGGCTCATAGTTTCTTCTCTAAATAACAACAGATCGCAATTAAATTCAACATAACTGCTAACGAATTTATTTAGATGACTATTAAAGCATAATGCTGCACTAGGTTTCCACTCGCTATTAACAAGAAGTTTAGGCAGCTTATCTGTACTAGTATACACTATTTTAGTAGTTTTGTCAACCCAATTGTTTAGTTTTCTATCCTTAACTAATTGATTAAATCCAGCGTCTGCATCTTCCAATCGAAATAGTACGCTTTGTTCACTTGGATCTAAAATATCTCTGTAATAATTTGCTATAGCGTGTAAACACTCTTCGGCATTATTCTTATCTAACACAATTAATAATGGAAATCTATTCAACTGCCACAGTGCGGTTAGAATGTCTTCGATTGATTCCTGACTAGGCTTGCTTTGATACGATGCGCCTGTACGGCATGCAATCTTATGTGCAAGTGTTGTGCCTTCAGCTGGTTGTGTATAATTAAATCCATATCTAAATCTACGATCAATGAACTGAGTAAATGTTTCATTAGTCAGTTCACCTAATTCTTCTTTAATAATAGGTACAAGCGAGTCTTTGATGTTTATTAGTTTACCATTTGCAATTCCACTAAGGTGTTGCTGCGGCGCAGCATGTACTGCTTTTATCTCAGTGTACATGTCTAGTAGTACTTGATCAATCGTAAATTCTTTACTTGCAAACTTATCCAACAAATGCATCACAGCTGATTCAGTATAAGGAAATATGTGTTCGTGCGATCCTTTAGCATGTTCGTATTCGTAAGAATTAGTTGCATAGACCACTTGCTCTATTGACACAATATTAGTTTTGCTAAACGGAAATCTAACAATTATTCTATTGTCACGGATTGTAATATATTTACTACGATCAATACTGCGCAAGGGTTGACGCAATTGATTAACTGCATAATCAAAGTCCCAATCTAAATTAATAAATTGATCACGATATGTCTGCAATTTTTCGTGCATGAGCGCAGACTGTCTGTCAGTTAATGCTGTACCTTTAAAGCATTGTCTAGCAATACTATTCATAATAGTTGCATCAGTTTTTTCAATAGTAAACTTAACAGGCGACTCACGCAATCCTGCAAGGTATTCTAAGCAATCTTCTAAATTTAATATCATACAGCTAGTATAGCTTAAATTAGATTACTTGTCAATCGTTTTAATGGGATACTTTGAGATATTTCTTCTATTGTGTATTCGGTATGTGCGTAGTCGTTGAGCCATTGTGTTCTGTCTGGCATCAACGGATTTTCTATATTATATAAAAAATCGATGTTGTTGGCCACATCATAAGCAAGACTATGAGTACTAACAAAAGCAGGAATGCCCTGGATGATAGAATGTATTCCAGGATTACTACTGTAATTGATAGTGCAATATATATTATCAAACCCCATATCAAAATCATCATAAGTGTTGTCAAGTTTTTTTGGCTCCTGTCTGTATACGTGTCTAAGTCCACGTTCAATGTGTTCTAATCTACAACGAGGATGTGGTCGAAACACAATAGGACGTTCAGTGTGTTTGCGTATCTCGTCATATGTTTCTAAGAACCAATTGCTCATACGCGGCATGTTTTGCCACTGTAGACTTTTGTCGTGCTGCCCGCAGATTAATATGTATTCGCCGTTAGTACACCAGTCCGTTAGCGTGAGTCCCAGGTCACGTACACGTAGACCATCCATACCAGTAGGCCCAAAATAACCATCCCTGTTAATTCCATTTAATCCAACCTTCCATGTTGTTCCTCGTTTGATGCCGCCAACTTCTAATACTATTGTTGGTTTTTGCTGATTCCATACCGCTTGGTTTCTAGCCATACGGCCGTGCCAAAGAACACTCCAAATAACATTAACGTCAGCGGTACTATTATTATAAACAACAGTATGCCCGCTATCCATAACACTGTGAGCAAAAGCATCAAAAATCGGTCTACTATTAAGTGCACCATTATTTGTCCATAAACTAAACTTCATTCCAATACGCTTCTGTTCTGTTTACCATAATATCTTTTTTATGTGAGCGTCCTTGATTTTTTCTGTCACCCTTCATGTGATCCATCCACTTGCCTAGTTTTGAGTTAATCAAAGGATGGCCGCCACCGCCCGATTTTGCTTCACGTAAATACATTTCTGCACTATAATCTAGTACATTAGGAAACTGTGCTTTCATATTATTTAAAATATATCCAAATACAAAACTGTCATGCCATTCGTCGAGTGTAAAAATTCCAGTGTCTGCATATTCATATACACGTTCAAATTCTTTTAAAAATTCCAAACACACCGGGTCATTTAGATTCATTCCGTAGAAGCCGCACTCTGGCCATGTCTGCGATCCTTTACCGCGCCCCACATATGTTATCCAACTTGTTTCTGGTAAGCATTCTGCAAATTCTTCGTAGCTCCAATCACTATGTACAAATGTATCCGCATCCATCCATACACACCAGTCCTTAGAGCGTGCACAAGCGTCATACACTGCGTATGTTTTGTTTGCGAACCGTATAGCGTCCCACTTGAACGTCTTGTTGCTGTCCTTGCGTCTGTTGCGCACAGGGTCCGCACTAATGTCACCATTTGCTTTTGGCTCGTCCTTCCACCGTTCTTTAAATGCATTTAGTTTAGGCAGTACTACCTTTGCATCTAATATTTCAATACGTGTCGGATCTGGATTAACTGGTGTGCAATTTTCTGTGTATACAATTAATTTAATGCGCTTGTCGACTCGTGCTGCAAAACTATCTAAAAATCTCTGTCCGTATGCGGTCATTCCTGCTGGATGAAATGTTGTTACTACTGTTATGTGTTTGTTCATATTACTGCCCACTTCCTTAAATGTTGCCAAGCTGTTCCGTCTT